CTCCAGAATCAGGAGCTTGACATCGGCCTCCGTATTTTGATCTACACGGTGCGGATGCAGTTGGCCGTGCTGGATGCTGACCAAGACGTGGCGGCTGACATCGCCAGTTCGTACATGAACGCGCTTATTACGGCACAGAACGCCGACATCCAACTCGGGGGGAGCTGCGTACTGAGCACCCTTCGTGGCGGCGATCCAACGCTGGCGGTGCTGAGTTGGGCTGGGCAGGACTTCATCGGACTCGACCTGATCCTTGACGTGGAACTCAAGGACGCCGTGTCCATCAGCTAGGAGGCTATTGATGGCTTGGAAGTACGTGGGCGACGGGGCATTCATCCCCGGAGTCCCGGCTCGCGATCTGAGCGACAAAGAGGTCAAGGAACTAGGTGTGCAGGAAGCCGTAGAAGCGAGCGACCTGTATAAGAAAGAACGGGGCAAAAGGCCCGAAGGAGATAACTGATGGCTGCTGGTATTCAACCTCTGACGCTTGTGCAGGTGGGCAAGGAGTCGACGGCGGGCACTGCCGTGGCCGCAACGCGCCGGATCCTCACCAAGAGTGCTACCTACCGACAGCTTCAGGCTCAGGAGATGTTCGAGGGCCAACTCTCGGGCGTGCTCTCCCGATCCATTACGAAGCCACAGATGACCCGCGAGGCGTCGCAGCTGGAGATCGCCACCGACCTCGACTTTGAGCAGGTTCTCCTGCCATTACTGTCCGGTGCGAAGGGTGGCGTGACGCCATCGAGCCCGGGTTCCGGCGAGGCTCGCTTGTGGACATTCTCACCGTCCCAGACAGCTCCGAGCGTTGATAGCTACACGCTAGAATTCGTTGTGGACGATGGCAGCACGAAGCAGAACGTGGAAGCATCGTTCGGCATCACGTCCTCGTTCGAGATCACCGGGGGCGTGGAAGCCCTGCCACAGATCACGTGGTCGATGGACGCCCGCAAGTCGACTGATTCCACATACACGTCCGGAATCAGTCTTCCGGGGATGGCCAACGAGTTCACGGCCAATCTCAAATGGACGGCGCACATGGACGACACTTGGTCAGCCATAGGCGGGTCCAATATTAACGGGCAGGTGTATGGCTTCACGTGGGGGCAGTCTGCCTACGTAATGCCGCAGTATTACCTCGATGGCCGGGAGACGCTTGACTTCAGCGGCGTTGAGCCTCAGACCAGAAGCGCGGACGTGACGATCCAGTGCACCTACGACACCGGGGCCTCCAACTTTGCGGAGACAGAGATGGCCAAGAAGGACTCCGGAACGATCCGCTTCCTTGAGCTACGAATTCAGGGGGCAGCGTTCTCTTCACCGGACGCCGCGCTCAATCGGTTCATCAAACTCCGGGGATGCTTCGTCCACGCGGACGACTCGATGCAAGACCTCGGTACAGATCGAGACGGGAATAGCGTAATCAGCATGCATCTACTTTCGCAGTATGATCCGACCGGTGGGATCGACTGTGACTATCTGGTCCAGAACAATGTGGCTTCATTTCCATAGGCCGTTTTAAGGAGGATTGAAATGGCACTGATTAATCACGAGCATCCGGTAGACGTGTCGCCACCGTGGGAGCCGGCTGCCAGCTTTGGCCTTCGGCTCCTCGCGTGGCCTGAACGGGATGAAGCTGAGCTGGCAAAGACGCGGCGATCGTTCGCGGTAATGGAGGGGGTGGATCCGGAGATCATGGCGGCATTGCCACAGCGTTCCGATACGACGGTGCCCACGCCGTCCGAAGATCCGCTGGATGACTACGACCTCGGCACGCTGCTCAAGTATGGACTTGTCAAGTGGTCCTACGAGCAAGATCTCACCGAGCAGACGAAGGCGTTGATCGATGACCGGACGGCCAAGTGGCTGGGCCGAGAGATCATCAAGCTGAACTGCTGGTCTGATGACGAAGTGGGAAACTCCAACGGGCGCTCCGAGGGCATTTCCTCGGCAGCGCCGGGTGCGGGTGGCCTCAAGAGCTAATGTCGCTGCTCCTATGCCAGCGCATGAACGTCTCATGGCGGGAGTTCTGCGCCACGCCAGCGGCGGTCATCGACGGGTGGATGCTGGTGATGGCGGCTGAGACGGACGCCCAGCAGACGCAGGAACGCTGGGCAAAGCGGGACGCGAGAACCTAATGGCTATCGGCAAAGCCGAACTCCAAATCCTGATCAACGCTAAGGACAATGCGTCCGGCGCGTTGGGGAAAATCCAAGGGAGCCTGAAGCTTGTCGGCGTGGCGGCTCTTGCTGCGGGTGGGGCTTCAATCAAGATGGCTGCCGACTTCGACAAGGGGATGCGTGAGGTCGCAACCCTGACGCCAGAGGTGGCCGACAATCTGGACGCCATGAAGAAAGACGTGCTCGATCTATCGAGCGCCCTAGGCGTCGATGCCGTTGAAGCAACGGGGGCGCTCTATCAGGCGATCAGCGCGGGCGTCCCAACGGACAACGCCATCAGCTTCTTGGAGATCGCGAGCAAGGCCGCTATTGGTGGCGTAACCGATACCGAGACGGCTGTGGATGGATTGACAACGGTGATGAACGCCTTCGCTGGGCAGAACATTAGTGCTCAAGAAGCAGCCGACATCATGTTCACCACCGTCAAGGCTGGGAAGACTGACTTCGCCCAGCTTAGCGGGGCGCTGTTCAACGTGGCTCCCCTTGCCAATGCTGCGGGCGTGAGCTTTGAGGAGATATCGGCAGGGATGGCGACGATCACGGCGCAGGGCACGCCCACCTCGGTAGCCACTACCCAGCTACGCGCCGCCATCCAAGGGTTGACGAAGCCCAGCGATGACCTCACAGCAATCTTCCGGGCACAGGGGTTCGAGTCCGGGGAACTGGCAGTGCAGCAACTGGGGCTGGCGGGGGCTGCTGACATCGTGAGGGATGCTACGGGCGGTTCCATATCAGAGATGCAGGCGCTGCTGGGCAGCATGGAAGGCGTGTCGGCCATCCTCGGGATCACCGGGGACAACGCCGAGACGTTCGCCAAGAACGTAGCCAGCATGGGCGACGCTGCTGGAGCCTCGGAGAAGGCTTTCCAAATAATGGAGGAAAGCACGTCGCGGGCATTCGAGAAGATGACCGCTAAGGTAAAGACGCTCGGTATTAGGATCGGCGAAAAGGCATTGCCCATCGTCAACACATTCCTCGACGTGATAAACGATATAGGGCCGCCTGCGGAGATAGCCGCCATTGCTATCGCTGCTGTCGCAGCGTCGCTGGGACTCGTGGCGCTAGTGGCTGGGCCGGTTGCCACGGGAATCGGGCTGATGACCACGGCCATTACGATCCTTAATACGCGGGCGCTCGCTCCCCTTGCCAAGACCATAGCAGCGATGTCCTTGGTCACCGTCGGATGGATTCTAGTCATCGGCGCACTGGTCGCTGCCATCGCCGTAGTGGGGCATATCTTCGGCTGGTGGAAGGGTCTTGGCGACAAGCTAGGCGAGATGTGGGAGGAGGTGGAGGGGAAGCTCGCGAACTTCACAGATGGCCTCTTTTCGACGACCGACGCCGTGAAGGACAACGGTGAAGCGGTAGGTGGTCTTAAAGAGGACTACCGGGACGCTGAAGACGCAGCGCGAGGCGCGGCAGACGCCCTAGTACCGCTAACAGAGGGCTTCGGGGACGCTGAAGCTGGAGCGCGTAACGTAGCCGACGCAGTGGAACCGCTAGATCGCAATATGGCGTACCTGACCGCCACCTTTGAAGATCAGACCGTCTCCATCGAAGCTCAGGCAGAAGCCATCTTAGCCAGTTGGACCGCCATGAATCTGGCTAGTGGGGCGGTCGTGATAAGCAGAGAACGGCTGCACGAGCTAACGGACACACTCCTCACCGTTGAGGAGAGGCAGCTCGCCATGAATAACGCGGTCGCCGCCGGTACAGAGATACTCCGCGACCTCAATATCGAAAGTGAGCTCAGGAATGAGCTGATGGACATGCTGGCCGAGGCCGTTCTCCCACCGCTCGAAGAACGGCTCCACCTTCTCGCGGTCGCCTTAGCCAACGCCGGTAATGAAGCGGCTGAGGTAGACGCCATCTTAAAGGATGTTAGGGAAAGCCTGATAAGAGTCGAACTGGCAACGGCGGACTACCAGCGTCCCCTTGGGATGATGACCGGCGCGCTTTATGAGGGCGCGGACGGGACCCGCCATCTTAGTGAAGGTCTCGATAAGGTAGATGACGCTGCGGAGAACGGCGTTGTGTCAATACGGAGATACAGCGGCGGGCTATCAAGAGCGGAGACAGCATCGCGGCGCTTAGCCAGTGCCAGCGATGGTGTGCAAGGTGCACTGGAGGCCATCGGTCTAGAAGCGGAAGTGCTGGAGGCGGCCTACGTAGCACTGGCAGACATTGGCATCAAGCAGGCGGCTGAGGGGTTCGAGCTATTAGAGGAGCGCATCAGGGAGTGGGGCGTAGCGTCGGGTCAGAGCGTGGACACGTTCATCGACAAGCTAGGCGACCTGAGGGATGCAAATGAGGACGTGCTTCGGAGCGAGCAAGACAGGGCCGATGCAGCCCGAGACGCTGCGAACGCTTCTCGTGATGCGGCAGATGCGGCGGTAGACGCTGCGGAACGAGCCACCCGCGCGACCGAGAATGCCGAACGCATTGCCCACCGCGCTGCTGTTGAGCGGGCGAAAGAAGCAGGCGTGGACCCACCGAGGGACCCAGTCAGCAGATTTCAAGCCGAAACCATTGCGGCCCAGCGCAAGGGGCGACAGGTGAGACTTGAAGTGTTAAGCGAGGCCAACGCACAGCGAGAATATTTGCGGGCGATAGACCAGATTGAAGAACTGACTCCGGATCAACGGATGCAATTTGCAGCGGGGACACTGGCGGGCATCAGCTTCGGTCAGGGGTTTACTGGCTTCCAGCGTGGTGGATCGTTCATGGTGCCGGGAAGTGGCGGTCCTGACAGCCAGTTGGTGTCGTTCGCCGCCACGCCGGGCGAGCGCGTGAGCGTCACACGACCGGGCCAAGGTGGTGCCGTTCAGCAGACGATCATCGTGCAGGGGTCCATCGTGACTGAGCGTCAGCTATCGGCGCTCGCAGTTCAGGCCATGCGTAACGCAACCCGCCTCAACCAGTCGGTCCTGAACGTGAACGCGGTAGTGGCCTGATGGCAGGAACGGGCATTGAGTACGCCTTCGAGGTCGCATGGGGCGGCTCAGTTGAGGGGTTGTTCAGGATCGGGGTATCCACCGTCGGCGGAACCGACACGATCAGCGGATGGCCCGCCGACGCTGGATTCGAGTCGGTCACAGACGACACCGTGGGTTTCTATACGCAGCGGGGCCGCTCTGATGACCAAGCACAGCTGATGGCTGGTACCGCGACGATCCGGCTCAGGGACCAGAGTGGGAAATTCAACCCATCTAACACTGGCTCCAGCCTCTCGCCGAATGTCGTTCCATTCAAGGCAGTAAGGATCACGGCGACCTTCAGCGGAACAGAGTACCCGCTGTTCTATGGCTTCATAACCAGCATCGATTCAGACCCGAGTCCTCAGGCACCGTTCGCGACGCTCGAATGCGCCGACCTGTTCGCATGGCTAACGCAACGGTCGCCCACGATTGCCAGCACAGGAACGACGACAACCGGCGCGGCCATCGGCTCGGTGCTCGACGAAATCTCGTGGCCAAACACCTTAAGGGACTTGGGGACCGGAGACACCATCGACGACTTCTCTGCCGACGGCACCGCGACGAGCTTAGAACTGATCCGCGAACTGCTCGAAGCCGAGATGGGCACGTTCTATATCGCTTCCGACGGCAAGGCGACGTTCAAGGATCGCAACGCTCGCTTCCAGAGTTCCGCCTCCTCCAGCTCGATTGACGGGGCCAGCGAGACTCTGATGACCTTCCAGTCCACGAATATGGTGGACACGATATTTAATTCCGCCACCGTCACACGGACCGGAGGCACCGCCCAGACCGCTTCCGACACCGATAGCAAGAATACCTTTGGTCAGCGCGACCTCGGCGCCCTGACGACCCCATACGTGGCTGATGACGCCGCCGCCCTGTCACGGGCCAAGCTGCGGGTGCTGAAATTCAAAGACCCGAAGACGCCTGCGGTCGCGGGGATGGAGAGTTCGTCGAGCACAACGGCGGCGATGCTGGCCCGAGAACTCGGAGACCGGGTGACGATCACGGAACCGTTTGGCAATACCGACAAGCAGTATTGGGTCGAGGCAATCGAGCACACGTCAGAGGCGCACGCGGGGGCGCAACGCCACCTCACCCAATGGCGTCTGAGCGAGACTCCGACTTCAGCCGCTCAGATTCCGGTCATCATCAACGTCACCGGCGTCGGAAATTACATAGGAGCATGAATCATGGCCGTCACTGAAACGTGGAGTGACCCAGACACCCTCGACAGGGCTGCTGGGGACGTACTCACCGAGTCCATCTACGACGGGGTGGTCAGCAACGAAGCGTGGATTGCGGGGCAAACTAGCACCGGCCACGTCCAGTCGATACGGCTGGGCATACCCGTGGACAACAGCACGGGGGGTACCCTCACCGCAGGAACCCTCGTGTACGTGTCAGGGTATGACGCCAGCACGAGCGCACCGCAGATCACCAAGGCCGACGCGGATTCCCGCCTAGCCGAATACGTGTTGCAGGCGGACATCTCCAACGGTTCGGCGGGCTACGCATTCCGGGGATACACGCTTGGCAGCCTCGACACGAGCGGATCGTCAGTTGGCGACCCGATATACCTCAGCGCAACCGCTGGAAGCTGGACGGCCACTGCCCTGACCGGCTCGGCCCAACTGAGTCAACGGGTTGGTGTTGTTGTCACGTCGCACGCCTCGACAGGCAGCATACTTTTCGACCTGCCCGGCGAGTTGCTGAAGATCGGGTCGGGTCAGATACAGACCGGCGCGGCGGGTGGCGGGCCTGATCAGGCTACGCAAAGCGCGCTCGAAGCCGAGACGAACGAGGACACCTACGCTGCTCCCGATCTAATTCGCTACAGCCCGGGCGTTAGCAAGACATACTGCAAATTCAACGCCACCGGCGGAGTGCAGGGCACCGCCTACAACACCACCTCCATTGCTGATAATGGCACGGGCGATTGGACAGTCACTATCGCCACCGACTTCTCCGGCACCGACTGGTCCTGCGCCCTGACGATCGAGACCGGCTTCACGCGCACTCCGAACGTCGCATCGACCGGGCAGGCGGCAGGGACTCTACAGGTGAGGTCAACTGATAATAATGGGTCGCTGGCCGATGGCTCGTCCATGCATCTAATTGGCCTAGGGGAACAGGTATGAGCAAGCGAATCGTGTACGTGGACCCTGAGACAGAGAACCTCTGCGTCGTGGTCCCGGTGTATCAGAGTATCGAGCAGGGCTTTTACGCAGACGAAGCTGAGCTTATTGCGGCGTGCCTTGAACGCAGCGTGCCGGAGGGTGTCGCGCGGCGTGTCGTCGAGGAGGGCGTGATCCCCTCCACGCGGCTGTTTCGCAACGCTTGGGCCGACGACGGCGCGACCGTGGCAGTGGATATGGAGACGGCGCGGGGGATGCACATGGACGTCATCCGGGTGGATCGCGACGCCCAACTCGTCGAGCTGGATGTCACGTTTATGCGGGCAGTCGAGGACGGCGACACAGACGCGCAGGCTGAGGTAGGGGCTGCTAAGCAGGTGCTACGCGACATCCCGCAGACCTTCGACCTCGCGGGTTACACAACCGCCGAAGACCTCAATGAAGCGTGGCCGGCCGACTTGCCGCGCTCGCCGGAGAGCTAGTGGATGAACGGCGCAGAGCGCGGCGAGATACGGGAACTGACGCGCCAGCTTGCGGAGTTTCAGGTTAGCGTCACCAAGGTCATCGTCCCGCGTGAGGAGGTGGATCGACGCGAGGTCAATCTGCGGGACCGGATCGCCCGATCCGAGTCGCGTGGGATTCGGCTGGCGGTATCGCTGGGCGCGCTCAACGTCGCGGGCTGGGCGAGTCTCTTGCTGATGCTGGCGTCGCGGTGACGGTCAAATGCTCCACCTGCCCGACGCAGGCGCGCGACACCTCCGTGGCCCGGCGTGGGCGCTGGTGCCGGATAACGTACAGCGACGACCGGCATGGCGTTCGCTGGTCATGCCCCACCTGCGTCGGAGAGGCCAACATGCGGGCGTATATCCGAGTGGGCAGATATGCCGCTACAAAGCGGAGCGCCAACTGAAGTGGACTCGGATTTGAAGCTACAACTGCTCAAGCCGCTAGAGAATTGGGACTCGATCCCGACGACAGGCGACTACCTAGAGCCGCGCGTGTGGGGTCCGCATGGAGGCATCGACAAGGCTTGCTGGCTGGGCACCCCGGTCCTTGCCATGCACGCTGGGGTCGTCGCGCGGCGGGACTACGGCGAGCGGGCGTATGGGCTAGCCGTAACCGTCCATCACCGCGATCTCGACGTGTTCAGTCGATATGGGCACGGGCAAGAATTCCTGCCTGCGGCACCGGATGGCGAGTGGGTCGAGGCCGGGACGCCGCTGATGCTCTCGGGCACGAGCGGCAACAGCACAGGGCCGCACCTCCACGTCGAAGGTCGGCGCATCTCCACGGGTGCGACGTTCGACATCGGGCCACTGCTGGTGGACGCACTCCCTGACGCAGACGCCAATAGCTCAGCGGCGCAGCGGTCGGACTACGCCAAGATGTTGGACGCCATGGCTGACCTTGGGTTTACAATCAGGGCGCTGAATCGGGCTGGACGCGGGGTGATCGAGACTGATCGAGGGCGACTCACCGCGCTGAACGAGAAGTGGATTGGCAAGATATGAGGAGGCCCATGAACATCAACGTGCCGCCGCGCCTTCACAGCCGAAAGCTGTGGGTAGCTATCACGGGCGTTATCGTGTCGCTGCTCTCGGTCTGGATTGCCCCTGAGCAGGCCGAGGCCATCGGGCGCAACTTAGTCATCCTCCTGAGTGCCTATCTGGTAGGGCAGGGTGTGGCGGATCACGGCAAGGGCTAGCGCCGCCGCCGTACTCGTTGCGCTGGCAGTGACCTATGCGATCCGCTACGCAGGACGACGACCGCGACCGCGACCGCCCTACGAGGCGTGTAGAGCCTGAGCCTAACTGCCCGATTCGCTGGAGCGGGCCGGTGCGGGTGTTCCGCGCGCTGCTGGTGCTCCAGTACGACGTTCAGGCCGGGAGCATCGGCGGACCCAACGACGGCGGCACGCCTGACCGATGACGAGCGGGTGGGCCTAGCAGTGATCGTGCTGCTGCTCCTCCTGCTGATGATCATGTTCGGTACCGTGCAGCCCGTGTCCTGACGCAGCTATACTTTGGAGGGACAACCTCCCATAGTTCGTCCCGCCCGTCAGACACGCCCCTCGTGGTTTTGGCTCTCTCCGGCCACGGGGGGCTGTCCTATGGGGTAAAGGTCACTTGCCAAGTCGTTAGTATTCCCGTATACTTTACGCATCGTAAGTAGCTGGAGAGAGCAACGGATGACCGAGCAGGAAGCCAAGAACATTCGAGACCAGCGAAGCCGAGATCCCGAAGCAGCACGGCGCGAAGCCTACGCGCTGATGGGGGTCCCAGTCGTGGAGGGTGCTTATATAGAGAGCGAGATGGAGCGATCCCTCGATGCCGCCCTTCTCGGTCTTCTGCACGGTGTCGAGACGGTTGATCCGGTCATAGAAGAGGAGAGAGTCGAATGCCGTTGATGATTCACCAGCAGACGATTGACCAGCTCGGTGGGGCCGGAATGCTCCGAATGATGCTCCGCGCCACCGAGTTCGAGATGGGCGAGAACTCGCTTCGGTTCCGGTTCAAAGGTTCGCGCAAGTACACCCTCTGCGAGATCGTGCTGGATGGCAGCGACACATATACGGTTCGATTCGGGAAGGCGTGGGGCGAGTGGACTTCGGAAACCTCCGGGGTCTTCTGCGACATGTTGCAGGGCGTCTTCGAGGAGACGACGGGGCTGCTGACATCAATGAAGCAGGTCACGTTCGGCTACGGCTGACCCCTCCAGCCGAGCGCCTGAGTCGCCCTTGGGCGCTCGACTGGCCGGGCTAGCCGGTCGGACATGGCAGAGGAGAGAGACAGATGGAATGGTCAAGGTTCAAGGTTTACATCGGTGGCGAGTTCGCTAAG